GTCCAGAACGTGTTCAGTGAACTTCATCACTACGATTCTATTTATATCACAACAGGAAGCGAAAGTCAACCCCTGTCGTATCTTCTCAAGACTTCTTCGCGAGAATAGATTTTTCGACTCGGAGGTTGCTTCTTCACAACCTCCACATCGTCTTCAGTTCTATCGGACTGCTCTTTCTCGGTCATTGCTTCTTGGTGAGTTTTCCAGTCTTGATGTCGTCAGCGATTTTCTTCATGGTCTCAAAGTCGATCATTGGCTGCGCCCACTTGTCGTCTGCTGCTGGCTTCTTTTCGTCTTTCATCTGTTCTCTCATTATCGATTCGAGTTTTTCTCTCAGAGACATCTTTATACCACTTTCCTGCTCTTCCTGCAACATCTTTTTGAGGGTTTCGCCGTATGACTTGTTGGCGTTGCCTGTGTAAATGGTGTTTAGATACACTCGCTCTGGCTCGCGCACGAGTTCTGTCACTCTTAGAACGGACATGGGCGGCAGAACGATTTCCTTCTCACCCGACATGGATGAGTTGTCCAAGATAGGTAGGACACGAGAACCCTTTGGTATGAAGATTTTGATTCGAGTTGTCGAGCCTCCGAACATCATTTCTGAATCTATCGTCGTGGAAAGGAAACCTGGGTCGATGACTTCATCCCCCACGTTGATTCCACTCCAACCGGGAACGTCAGCGTTTCTCCAAACCCATATCGGTTCTGAAATCCTTGGGGCATGTTTGTCGAAGAAGTCAATAAGGCTCATCGACATTTCAGTTGATTCGGTATTCTTTTCGTATGAATTTAGACCAGTTTCTGTCTTACTAACGGACCCTCTCATGAAACTGTTCATGTAACTGTAAGAAGAGCCTGTATAACTCACAAGAGCCTCAACGCCTTTCTTCTCTTCCTCAGTCAGTTTCAGTTTGCCCTTTTTCGGGAAAAACTTCTTGTTCCAATTGGCGACCTCGGGCATTGCATAGACGAAATCTATCATTTTTTCCGTATCACCACTGAGTTTCGCTGACCTGTAATTGTTGTCCTTGAAAATAGTTTCGTTGCTCGAATAGAACGGATTTTCCTTCGGAACTGCGATATTCGTTTCGGTGTTGAGTTTCTGATGTTGAGCAGAAAATGCCTTTTGCTTATTGCTGTCGGTCTTCAAAAACTGATTGTTGATAGGGTATATTTGAAACAACCCAGTCATGTAATAGGGTTTTGGTCTTCTGTATATGAAGTTGTCTCTGAACTTTAGTCTTTTGGTATCAACTTTGCCTTCATTAAAGAATCCACTGACGCTTGTTACCTGTTTTTGTATTTCAGGTGGCATAATGGCATATGCCTTCTCCATATAGTCCTTTAGAGTTTCTTCATCCATCTTTGCGATAACGTCAGTGTTAAAGGCTAGGTCCGATATCTCAATGTATTTTTCGTAAATCTTCTCTCCAAGCCCGGATACGAAATACGCGATTGTCGTTGTGTATGAAGGTGTGAAAATATCGAAATCCCCATCACTCACGTTGATCTTTCTGTTCTTTAGAAATGGGTTTTTCGAATCGACTGAAACGAGATTCAGTTCGCCCTTTTTGTGCGCTTCGAGTTGCGCCTCTATTTCTGCAATGTCTTCGAACCCTTCAGTCGTTTCAACATCGAACTTGTCGAATGCATACTTCTTGCTAGGCTTCAAGGATACCGCGAGTTTCTGAGCCTTGTAAGGTTCATCCATGACTTCGACATTCGATGACGTGAAAAGTTCATCGGCGGTCTTTCCTGTCGGATCGAACTCGAAGTGCTTCCAGAAGGTCGCGGTCTTGAATATGCTCTTGGGTTCCAGCCCCTTTTTCACAAGGAAGATGTAGTTCTTCGCCATGTCGGTTGTTTTCTGGACAGGAACGACTCGAAAGGTCTTGACATACGAAGTCTTCATAGCCCGAGAAACGAGCCTTTCGTAGGCTTCAGAGCCGGTCTTGCCGGGTATGTCTATGATGATTCCGTCCATCTTCGACTTGATAAACGGGTATGATGCTTCAACGAACTTGATGACTGTTGACAGGACTGGGCGAATGTCGGGTGGAGTCTTGAAGTTCCAGAATCTTCGGTACTGTTGGACCACTCGATAGAGGTCCAACCCATACACTCGGTCATACTTGGTGAGTACTAGGGAAAATCCGTAGTCCGTATCCCCCACCCGCGCGGTACCGTAAATCTGTTTCGGCATGATGGTGTCATCCGTCATGTAAAACTCGACCGGGGTGTTTAGGGATTCGTTTAGTTCTTCGATCATGTCTTCGGTACCTCTATTACCAGGGCCTTGGGGTTGACTCCGAGGTGAAAAGCAACATCCATACGGGTGTTTCCACCCATGACCCGGAGGTCGCCGTCTGGCATCCGAAGAACAATCGGCATGGTCATCGGAAGCCCACCTTCTATGGAACTATATAGGTGGGCGATAGTTTCTTCGTTCCGGTACTTCGGGTAAGAAGCGTATCCCCGGATCAGAGAAAGAAGAGACTCCCGACTCGAAGTCCGACTCCGGTAGGAAATCGTCGCATCGAGTTCGGGAGTGATAACGGTAGGAGTGCCGTTTAGCGCAGCCTTCAAGAAGTCTTCGAAAGTGGGGAAAGCGTTCCCCGTCAGTTCCTTGAGCGGCTTGATTTCATATTCGACACGATATTCGTGCTTCAGCGACTCCGCATCGGGGTGAACCCAGTTGTCATATACGATGTTGGCCATCTGTCTTCGATCCCTTCCGATTCGTCTTGATATCGAGCCATGTCGACCCAGACACTTGTATACGCTCTCTTGCGAGGCTTGTCAAGAGGATCGATGCTGTCCTTGAAGTTATCGTAGTCGATATCCAGAAGCCGTCGTGCAATCACTTCAGCGACCTTCTCACGGGGGACCGCCGCGCGCCAGGCGTAGTCTGAGCGGGGTACCTGATAAGGTTCAGCAAGAGGAAACACCTTTTCGATGTCCCCTCTCACCCGTGCGCGAACCATTAGAGAGTCAGAGTCGTCTCGGTTTGTGACCACCGAGAGCATAGCATCATTCATGAAAATCCACATGATATATCCATTTGTTGTTGTGTTAGATTTCCCAAGATACCGCAGGCGGAACGTAAGAAGCGATCTTGGCCCGCAAAGCGGCATTGAGAGTTTCGGGTTCGACAGGCTTCCCCGCCCGCTTGATGTAGACGTAGTTGGCTTTTTCGATGAACTCGCCGCCCTTGTCCGATTTTGTGATATCCGAGTCGACCTTGAACTTGTTGAACGCGAAAACGATGTCGCCGTCCATATACTTTTCGAGCGATTGCCCCATGTTGATGATGGTATTCATCGTGGTCGATGCACCGCGGTGGGTGTCAACCAGAATCTCGACTGGAACGGAACGCCCGCCTTCCTTTTGCCCGCGACTGATGTTCTGCGCCTTCGCAACTTCTATGTCGTTGACGACCCAGACGATATGAATCTTGCGCTTGTCGTATCCGAGGTCCTGAATCGGAAGAGTATACTTCTGAAGTTGTGTCATCGACTTCATGGTAACGTCGAAAATCAGGTTCGGCTTGCGGTCGGGCGCTGCGGTGAGAATAGACGTGAAGAGCGTTTGCTTCTTCTTATCATCAAGTTTCAGGTAGTCCCCGATGATTTCGTGGACCTTGGCGACGTTCTTTTCGTTTCCGTATCCCATGTTCTTCCCGAGCCACTCGAGGTCGTGCCCGGTTTCGTCTTTCACTTTCTTGACGATGGCAGGGGTCTTCGCCGCGACCTTCTTGAGTTCATCAACGTCAAAGGTGAACCCTTCGATGCCTAGAAGTTTGTCCTTGATGAAGCCCTTACCACTTCCTGCGCCGCCTGCCATGATGACGACATTCCCGAACTTTGGGTATGCCTGCTTATCGAACGTGATGAGCGCTTCGAGTAGTTCTTCGTTTTCCTTTATGAAGTTTTTTAGCGATAGCATGATTTCTCCGATGGTTAAGTTTCTCCCTTATTTATGGGATTCACGAACCACATAGAGAAACCATGAGTCGACTTGAGAAACGACTTGAGCGTGACATGGAATTTCACCGCCTGCATCGACCAGATGAAGTTCGACCTTTTCGGTGTTCACCTTTTCGTTTAGACACTCATACCAGAACCTGAGACGCGCGCCGCTGAGGTCAAGTAGATTCATGATTTCGCCCTTGATGGGCTTGAAACAGTTGCTGTCGACTGTTACTGTGCCTCCATTTTGAACGACTTCGAAGAGTGGGAAATCCGAGTACTTCAAGATTCGCTTTGTCACGATTGTTCCCTGTAAAAGATGTGGTTTCCGATGGTCACGGTGTGTTCATAGTGCGCAGTCCAATACGGATCAACGTAGTCGGCATGATACATGATTGCACCGTGCGTCGGGTCTTCGACAAAGTAGTAGAGGTCCAGAACGTTCCTCGCTACATCAAGAGACTCCTGCCAGGCTTCTTGGTTTCGAGGTGTATCGGAAACCCCATCGCAGAACCAACTGAAGGAACACTGGTGACGAATCGGATTGCCGTTTCGGTCAAAGTTTGCCTGCCGAATGACAGAACAAATATCATCGGGGTAGTCACTATGGATTGTGCGGTTCAAGGTCACCCAAGCGACCGCCATCTTGCCTTCGATGCTTTCGCCGCGGGCTTCATGGTAGATATTCAGTGCAACACATTCGAGTGCTTCTTGGTCGAAACCGGCGACTTCTGCGATGATAACATCAATGTCGACTTCGAGTGGTGCGCTCTCTTGAATCGTCACCGCCTCACTGTAAAACGGAGTGAGGCAGATTCCGAGAGCGACAAGCGCATTCAAAATCAAAGGTTTGTTCATGATTCTCTCCTTCAATGAAGGATTACACTTTTCACTGAGGATTGTCAATCGTCAACTTCGATGATACCGATGTGAACTAGAGTCGTAAAGACGATCAGAAAAAAGTGAATGAGGTAGTGGGGTGCAAGATAGGCAAGGGTCAGAAACTCACCCGTGTAGTAGAACACGAAACCCGCAGCCGCATTCAAGACCACACTGGTCCATCCCCGAACTACATTGGTTTTGCCTTCCACCAGACTCATGTCAAGCATTGTCGACAGAGCGCCGAAGCATATCAGATAGAAGAAACTTGACAGCCCGATGGTAAAGAGTTGAAGAAGCCCCAAAGAGTTTGGGACTTCATAGGACACACACAAAATCAGGATTGCTAGGATATAGTGCATGTCAGAACGGGAAATCCGGGCCCGGCGCCGTGGCGCTCGGATTTGTCTGCTTATCGGCCTCGGTATCGACCTTCTTGTAAAGGTCCAGAAGCGCAGCCCGAGTGTCAGCGTCAAAGCGGCTAACGCAGAGTTCGACCGCCTTCGCCCGCTTCCCGAAAATCGAGTTGGTGTGGACAATGTGGCACAGCCGACGGGTCGAGATCATTTCAGTGATGCCGCCGTCTTCATAGGTCTTGCGAACCACAGTCGACCACTTCACCAACTTCTCAGCGAAGTCGGCATCGGGTTCCCCGAAACGTTCCATGTGCTTGGTGACGATTCGAAGTTCGGTCTTGGCTTCCGGGTAGGGCTGTTCGATGGTGATGGTGAACCGCTCAAGGAACGCTTCGTCAATGACCGTCGCGGCGATGAAGCGCCCATCATCCGACCCCTGCCCCTTGGTGTTGGCGGTGGCGATGATGTTGAAGCCCGGCGCGGGGCGAACCACTTCGCCGGTCTTCTTAATCAGGAACGGCTTACCTTCAAGAATACCCTGAAGCGCCATCAGTTTGTTCGAGCCGCGGTCGATTTCATCGATGAGCAGAATGGCTCCGGCTTCCATCGCAGCAATGACAGGGCCCTTGGCAAACACGGTCGCACCGTCGACCAGAGTGAAACCGCCGATAAGGTCGGTTTCGTCAGTCTCGGGCGTGATTTGAACCCGGACAAACTTCCGCTTGAGTTCCGCGCAGACCTGTTCGACCATCATGGTCTTGCCGTTGCCCGAGAGCCCGGTGATGAAGGTCGGAAAGAAGGTGCCCGACTGGACAATCTTCTTTACGTCGGCGTAGTGCCCCCACTTGACATAGTGGGCATCAAGCGGCGGAATGTAAGCCTCGGTTTCCGAAACCGCGGTCGGCTTGTTTTCCACCAACGGCGCGGGGGCAGGCGCGACGGGCTTCCGAGCCTTGGGCATCGCCACGACATTCTCGGTAGCCTTGGCACCGGACATGAGCATCGCGAAGTCATAGAAGCCATGCGAAAGCTTCTGCCCCTTGCGGATCACGGCGAAAACGGTGCTGTCGGCAAAACCTTCAGCGGCTCCAAACTCGAGCATTTCGGCGCGCTTGAAACCGGTGCGCCCCGGAAACTTCTGAGTCAGCGCTTCGAGGTAGTTCTTCTGCTTGTCATTCATGTCGGAGTCTTTCTTTTCAAAATCACATTGTCTGTTTAGAGGCTTGACTGTGATTCGTCAAGCCATCAAGCGATGATTTCCGAAAACTTCTTCACAAGAAGCCGGGACTTGTCGCGGTTGTTGGTAGCCTTGGCGAAAACCTTGGCAATCTTGGCCGCGCTCGCTTCCTCGCCAAAGTCATAGTCGAGCCCGTCATCGGCGGACATGGTGCTCCGCAGAACAAAGAACCGGCGCGAGTAACCGAGCGAGTCATCCAGAACAAAGGCACCGTTCTCAGCGGCGAACTGAATCGCTTCCTTAGTCTGGTCACGGTCCTTCCCGGCCATGTGAAGTTTGCCCTGAAGCCCATACTTGCTTTCGATAAAGAAGTTGACGGTCTTGATACCGCGGTCGCGGTAAGCATCAAGGATAGCCGCGGTTTCAGTAGGACCGCCCGAGACTTCGAAGGGCTTACCGAAAACCGAAAGAACCTTCTTGTGACGGTTGTAACCCGTGAGCATATCAACACCCGACTTGGCCCTAAGCGAATCGCTATCCCCGTCAGTGAGAGTCACGAAAATCATCTTCTCAGTCTGGTACTTCGACATGAAAGCCTTAACGATGGGTTCCATGACCAGAAGTGCCGCGTTCAGCGGTGTGGAACCCATGGATTCGTCAATCGCCTTCGGCGCGGCTCGATGATCCGATTGCGCAAACATGCCCCTTTCCGACTTTTCATACTGCACCTTATTCAGGGCAGAACCGATCAAGTGGAAAATCCCAACACCATTGAAGTTGACGCGGGCGAACTTTCCCTTATCAGCAGCGTCAATCCGATTGTGCTTGACAGAAGTGTTGGTCGTAAACCCGTAAACATCGAAGGGGATACCAACCCGCTTGCAGAACTCGGTAAGGATCAGAGTTTGCCGCAGAACATCGGCGATGCTATCCGACATGGAACCCGAGTAGTCGACAAGCATAATCATGCCGTGGTTCTTTCCATCCGCAAGAGTGGTCACTTGCTTGAACAGATGGTCGTTGAACTTGTAGGAATGAAGTTTGTTGGTGTCCAGAGCGCCCTTGGTCGAAGTCCGAGCGCGAGCGAGACGGAAAGCCGCCTTGCGCATTTCGAACTCCTTGGCGAGGTTCGAAACGACCCGAGCGCGCTTCTTCTTGAACTCGGCGAACTTCTCGGCCGGGAAAGTGTAACCAAAAGCACGCGAGTGGTTTTCGCGAACTTCACGCGCCGCGATCAGTTCCGAGTTCGAAGTCACGATAACAGGAACAAGATTCGCGTCAAAGGGTTGAAGGATGACCTTATCATCGGTCTTTTCAACCAGTTGACTCTGGTTCTTTTGGAACTGGTTTTCGGTTTCGACCTTCTCAAGGTCACGCTCCGAAAGATTGCCTGTCGTGCCCTTGCCGAGGCTATCGGGTTCCGCTTCGGGCGCAAGCGCTTCAATTTCACCGTCTTCGGCGCTTCCATCCCCGTTTTCGGGCTCCTGCGGCGAGTTTTCTTCGCCTTCGCCCGAGGCGTCACCTTCGGCTTCCTCGCCCTTCTCACCGTCGGGCTTCGAGTCGTCAGCGGCGTCACCGAGTTCGCGCTTCGGCTTCTCTTCCGACTTCTCAGCGGGTTTGCCCGAGGCGCCACCGTCTTCGGTTTCTTCGGTGCTCTTTTCTTCAGCCGGGGCGCGCTTAGCCTTTTCCGACTTCTGCCCATCCTTCTTTTGGGGCTCTTGCTTCGAGTTCGAACCCTGCCCCTGCTTCCTTTCCTGAAGTTTCTGCTTCATGAACTTGACCAGTTCGCGGCAGACGGCGATAACATCATCATAGGTTTCGACAGCCATGGCCATGTCGACCAGAGGCTTTTCATCCTTGGCAAAAGGAACTTCGACCAGAGCCCGCCCCTTCGCCTTGATGTTGAGACGGTCAAGAAACCCGAGTTCAGCCAGGTTCTTGCCCTTGATACCGAACAGGTCGCGGTCGAACATCATTTCGGTGTAACCCCGAGAGAAGCCGCCGATCAGCCCGGGGTATTCGTTGAGAATCTTCTTTTCAATCCGAATGTCTTCAACGATGTTGAGGTAGTCAGGCGGAATGCCATCAACATGCCAGTTTTCGGGCGTATAGAGCGCGTGCCCGACTTCATGCCCGACCATCAAGTCATAGAGGTCGGTGCTCATCTGCTTCCAGAGAGGAAGCCCGAGAATCCGGTTCTTGGTATCGAACCAAGCGGTCGGGAAGTTGCCGGTGGTGACCCGAATGTTTTCTTTGCTGAGCAGGCGCGCTAGGATGGATTTGCGATTCAGGATGTCAGTCATGTCGATTCCTTTCTTACGAATCGTTTATACGCGCCCGAGAGCAAGAAGTCAAGCGGTCTTGATGTAGGGCTTATTCCAGTCGCCAACCGACAGGTTCATATACCAGGCGGTGTTGAAGTAGTCGATCATGGCGTCACTGTTATCATACCAGGGCTTGTCGGTGCCAGCCCGGGCGGGCGCGTTTTTCATGATTTCGACCATCGCTTCGAAGGTCGACTTCCACTTCCCGTAGTTCTGCAACCAGTAGATGTTGATGTCAGCGTAACCCCGGGCGGCGAGAATGTCAGAGAAGTCGAGTTTCCCCGACACGATCTTGACTCGCACCCCCGAGTATCCGTCCCGCCGGACCGAGAACTTCAGAACGGGAAACTTCTTCTTGAGTTCGTTACGGATGGCAGCGACGCTCTCAGCGGAAATGTAGGACATGATTCTCTCCTTGTCTCTTCGATTCCAATCTACACGAATCTAAAGGTCAGTCAAACACTAAATCCAACAAAACCCGCACTGCTTCGCGAAGTTCTTCGGGGTCGCCCGAATCGATCATTTGCTCCAGTTCATCCTTTAGATGATAGCGATGTATGTCTCGGAAGTGTTTGCGGGCTTCCGCCATAGAAGCGCCTGTGTCTTGTCGGTAAGCCGCGATGGCTGCCGGGTCGTATTCCGGTTCAGTCTTCAATGTCACGTTCGATGATCCTGTAGTACTTGAAGTATGGCTCTTGTGTGAGGTACTCAGGGTATCCGTGCCGAATAAGCCACCCCGCGACAGCCTCAGTTCCTTGCTGAAGGACTTCGAGCGGCGTCGGCTGCATGGCACAACCATAACCCCAAGCCATCGGAGCGTCAACGTAGTAGATTTTCATTCTCAGGGCTCGTCTGTTAAGATTTGAAAAAGAATCAGCCCGAAGAAAACGGACCAGCCCGCTACCTCAGAACCTGAAAGATATCCCATGAGGACAGAAATCGCAACTGTTATCACTTTGCATACTTCCGATGCTTCTTGATGTTCCACTTTTCGATGGTGAAAAACGTGGTTCCGTTCGACTCGAACTCGTCTGTCACCACATGAGCGACCGTCTTCAGCACCAAAGCCATTCGGGTTTCCTGAAGCGGGCCGACATAGATCAGGTGAGGAAACTGCACGGTCTTTCCGCCATGGGCGGCGACATGGTAAACTTTTTCGGGGTTGTCGGTGTATTCGAACGTCTTGCCGTAGTCGACTTCAACGAACGAACCTGCGACACGATCAACACCGATGGGGGCATAAGCCATTGTGAACTCCTCTCAGTTACGAATCGTTTGTATCATAACCAAGAAGGTAGTCAAGCAGAAACTTGAAACCACTCGGGGACCGGGCGCTTTGTCCATACCATCTTGAAACGGGCTTGTTTCGTCTGATAGTATTCGCGATAGGAACGGACCGGGGCATCAAGGTGCATACATTCTGGGTTCGACTTCATCGCAAGAGCAAACGGTGTCAAACCGCCTTGCTTGATGTTTCGAGGTGGATTGTGCAAAGCATCACGCAGCAACTTGTCTGTCGCATGGACCTTTCCATAGCGGAAAGTGTATTCTTCACACAGCGCGACGAAGTGAGAATAGTGCCACGCATAGTTCGAACTCGTCTTCATGGTCCAGACGGTGCATGGGTGCCCAGTGTGAACAGCCTTGTATAGAATCGAGTCCAGACAAGAGTCGGGATGCGCCCAAGATTTGACTTGCGACTTGCCCGACTTGGAAGGCACTCGTCGTTGCACCCCGTCTAACATGCGGTGTGCAGTTGAAAGCATCTGAGCGGACTCTACGACCATTTTTCCGGCCGAGTGTTTGTCGCACAACATTTGTGCGGATTCAATCGGATTTTCCGATAGAACGAATATGTTCATTTTCTAGACTTTCGTAAAAGTTTGCCATCTGGCGCAACTCTTTCACAGTTGCGTCTTTTTTTAGAATATTGGCTCGACGGGAAACGACAGTTATATTGCCAGGGACGTATCCTTTGGTGTTATCGATTCTGTCTATAGATGGCGCCGAATACCAAGTCTCTTTCGACTCTCTTTTCAACTCTATGCCAAAAACTGGGCAAAAGTCCGGTATACATATGTCGCTCTCTGATAAACTAAACTCTTTACCTGACTTTTTCGATCTATACTTGGCATTCATCAGCATTATTTTTACAGCATCGTTTTTCCAAGTTTTATCGCGTCTTTTTTTCTCTCTTTCGATTGCGCCACAACGTTTACAGTGTTCTTTTTTTCCGGAAGTGTAATCGCCTCTGATTCTGTAAGAAAAATCACCAGGCGTCTTTTCTTTGCCACAGACTGAACAGGTTAAGTATCTTCCGCACTTTTTCTGTTTTTCTATTTTTATAAGACCTTTGTGCTTGTTAGCACAAGAGTTGCTACAGTATTTTGCTGATTTTCTTTTTGATGAAATATCATTGCCACAAAACAGACAGTCCATATTTTCCTCGCATCTGTGAAGTCTCTATTTTATGTATTTATACACTTTGAAACTTCGCAGATGCAAAAGGTTCACTTCTTTTTCTCAATCGTGATTTTAAGGGTTGTGATATCGTATCCTCTTTCGATCAACTCGTCAAGAGGCGAATTTTCCCACTCGCCGGTCAGAACGGAATACCTCTCGCCTGTCAGCATGTTGTGGATCAAACGAATGTCACTTCTTGAAGTGCCTTCACCCCACGCATACACGATGTCGGTTGACTTTTCGTATGGAACTTTTCCATACTGGACTTTCAACTGACCTTCTTTGGCAGTCGGAGTTCTCACTTCACGCCGGCTTCGATCATCAGAGTAACCCACATCTTCTGCTTCCGCGCCGGGCCGCCCCGGTCCCATTCGACCATGAACCGAAGCGTCGGCGGGTAACCCTTTGCAGCAAGGTGAAGGGCAGGCAGTAGAGTCGTGTCATACACAGCAGGAAACGTCATTCTCTTCTCTCTTGTCAATCACGAATCACTTGTATCAGAACCTGGGTAGTTGTCAACCCAAAATTCCGTGTTTGGCGAAAACTTCGCGGATTTCATTCAGCACGACTTCAGACTCGACTTTCGCTTCTTCAAAATCGTCAGTGCCGAGGTCGAACTCAACCCAAGCATGATGCCCGAACATGATGTTGTTGAGCCCATCCAACCGAAGTAGATCGTCTTCAATGCGACTCAACAGAGTGTTGTAGTCGGGCACATCGTATTGGTTCTTCTCACAGTACTCGCGGAGTTTTTCGTCGTATTCATCGAGGTTGACGGTGATCGTGATATTCAGAAGGTTCTTCATTCTCTGCCTCGTGGTCAATCGTTGTAAATCATCGCCTTCAGGTTCTTCAACCCGGGAGTGACACACTGGAAACTCCAACCGATAACGCCGTCACTCATGTCGTATGCATGAGCATAAGCAGGAACTTCACCGGGGCGATAGTGCCCAGAGCCTCGGGCATTGACGATGTAAAGCCCCTTGTCATCCTGTCTGACTTTCATAGAGTGATCTCCAAATACTGAGGTCGAGCAACGATGCATCGGATTTGTCGAAAGTGCCCGTCCACTTCCCATACATCTACTTGAGGTCGGTTTTGATACTTGTGGTTCGGACTAAGCCCCCTCGGCACATTCCGGGGGACATTGTGTAGAGAAGCGGCTTGAACGGCTGACTTTTGGTTTTTGTATATCTTGCCGTTGGCGGGGGAAGGGAATTGCTTTCCGAAACCCCCACTACCACCCAAGAACATGCCAGTTTCGTTGTCAAACAATAAGAACATCAACCCACCTGAGCATCGATGATTTCAATCATGTCTTCAGCAAAGACACCATCGAGTTTCTTGTCAACGATGAAGTTGAGTTTCCGAAGACGCCCGAAAGTGATGTTGTAGAGGTCGGCACCGGCATCGTATTCGATGATGACCTTGCCCTTCCAGCGCACCAGCCCCGAAGTCTTGAACATGACTCCGTTGTTGGTCAGAACGATATCCTTGGCGCCCCACGCCATCATGGCGCGACGGTCAAGAGCACGAATCTGTTGCAGAATGATTTGCCCGACAGTCATCACTTCACCTCCCACAGTTTTTCGATCAGTTCCCAGTCGTAGGTGACCTTCTTGGTCTTGGGGTTCCGAACATAGGACATTTCATGCCCCGTCACTTGCTCGAGGTACTTGACAGCCTCGGCAGCGGTTTCGAAACTCTTCATTCCGGTGTTGTTGGCGAGATTGGGTTTGGCGATCCACATGGGCAGTTCCTCTCTGTTACAGGAACACCAATAAAGGTGATTCTCGCAGTAGTCAAGAGGAAAAAGCATCTTAGTGTGGAACTTTTGGCTTGACAAGCCGGGTTTTTACAGTATAATCAAAGTGTCTTTGATGAACTACTGGGTTTTGGTGGCTACTTAGTGGCTGGTGATTCTTGGTGCTTGGTTGCTAGTAGCCGAATCACTTACTGAGACTTGACACGAAGTGTCAGTGGGGCGCCAGCCCCACAAGTTAGATACCTTTAGCCGCCCCATATGATTTTCTTACTGCCATGAAGTCCCGAATATGATCGTCTCTTCTCTCTATGAAGACTTGTGGATTTTCATGGTCGACTGAAATGATCGTCACCAACTGGTTGACCGGAATCCCAGTCCTCTCTTCGAAGGCGACTGCATAGAAAGACTCTTGCATGAAGTAGTCTTTGATGTATTCGGGCTTCTTGACTTTCAGACTCGTCTTGAAGTCGATGATGGACCTCTTGCCATCGAAGACACCAACAAGGTCGACTCTTCCCGCAGTTTTCAGGAAGTCGGAATAGAGAGGCGCTTCTTGCAGAATGACGCCTTCGAGTCGAGCATCAAGAATCTTTCGGATATCCTCAAAGAACTGAAGTTCGATGGGGTTACATCCTTCCTTCCAATCCGTTCCGTTGATGTAGTTTTCTGCGATGGTATGTATTCTCGTGCCGCGAGTGGTCGCTTTTCGACTTATCTTGTTCGCTTCTTCCTCACCGACTCTCTGTCGCCACTCCGCGATCTTCTGTGCCTTGAAGTATCCAAGAACGGTGGTGACGGAAGGATACTTCTTCCCCTCGGGCGTTGTGTATACGCGCCCGGTGCTCTCGGTGACCGCTTCTATATCCTGAAGGGTGGTCTTCAGGGGAATCTTAGGAAACCGCATCGGCAACTTTCATCATCGAATATGTGAGCGGGAAGTCGGGCAACTTGATGTTCGACATGTCGGGCAGGTTGTCTTTCGCATAGGACAGCGAGATATGGGGTTTGTAAGAATCCCATGCGTCTTTCATCTGGAAGACTTCTTCGAAGTACTTTCGAATCGCGAGGATGTCGGGTGATGTGACTTTCAGAACAGGAATGTTTTTGTCAACCCCAAGTAGTTCGAAACCGATGGCTTTCGTTTCGCCGGGTTCGATGTGAAACAGCCCGTTTTCCATTCGATGCTTCGAAGTCGAATAGAAGATCGTTGTGTGGAAGTCGAACTTATAGATTGCTTGAGGTTCGCCGTTGTGCTTGACCGTCAGGTCGAATCCATTGGACAGACACCATTCTCGCATTCTCTTCTGGGTAACGTTGTCGTATTGCACCGCGATGTATTTTTCCACGGGCGTTATGAAATCCTTGAATGAAATCATACTGATATGTCTGGACCTCCGATTGAGACCTTCGAAGAACCAGTTGTCACTGTATGTTCGAAAGTGGTGCCTTTGTTATACTTCGAACCTATCCTAACGACATACTTGCCGCCAATCCTCACATTGGCGGCAAGCAACGAAGTCTCGGGTTCATGGTCGACGGGCGACTCGGTGCATATTTCCCCGTCAGGGTGAGGTGATATCTTGTCCCCCTGAACCGCGACGGGTTTACCTTCAACGTAAACTTTACTATTTGTGGTCGCGCCTGTCAACTGGGTAGACGGTGAATCCCAAAGCCAGCGGTCCGGTGTAGAACCGCATTGGGTTCCCTTTATTCCATCCTCACACAGCACTTGGCTTTCGCCGTCTGCCCACGCTACTCCTGCCATTCTTCTTCCTCTATGAGCCACTGCAACAGGATATACTCATCCCACCCCATTTGAGCCAACTCTCGGACGGTCATTTCTATCATGAGTTCGCCGTCGTCATCCTCAAAAACTTCTTTCAGGTATGTCATAGCCCGAGCCTGTCTCTTTGAATGATGTAGTTCTTCACCAAGTCGCTTCTCACGATGTCCTCAGCCAAGAACTCGATGAAGTCGAACTCCTTCATGTTCTGTATGATTTTCATGAAGTCTCGAAGCCCCGAAAGTTCCTTTTTCCTCTCGCTGGTCAGGTCATCCTGCTTCACGTCACCCGAAAAGATGATTTTGCAGTCTTCCCCAACTCGTGTCATGACTGTATGGAGTTCGTTCGCGGCCATGTTCTGGCACTCATCGACTATCAGAATGCATTCATCGAAGGTCAATCCGCGCAGGAACGATGTGGACACAAACTCTATGTAGTTCTTCTGCTTCAGGATTTCGTAAGCATCACCTCGCCCGAACAACTTCTTGGTGATGTCTATGTATGCGCCTTCGTATACCGCGATTTTCTCTTTTTGGGTACCGGGTAGAAACCCCATGTCTCTCGAAGGAACCACTGACCTGACTATGTAGACTTTCTTGTATGGCGACTTGTCGCGCATGACCTCTTCAAGTGCGAAGTAGAGAGCCAGAAACGTTTTGCCTGTGCCCGGAAATCCATGTAGGAACAAGTGATATCCATCTTCCCACGCCTCTTTCGCGTCTTTCTGGGCGGGGGTAATCATGTCAATGTCTTGTCTTACTGTGAAGTTCCGATTGTTGAAGTTGGAGTTTTCGTCCAAAATACCTTCTTGGCGCAGGATTCGGGTCTTTCTCTTTGTCATCCGGCTCATGAGTGCTCCGTTAGTTTCTTGTTTCTATTGTCGAGTGAAGGTTCTTCTTTTTGGCGTTCTTCAGTATGTCGTTGAACCCATCCGGAACTTTTCTCACTCCCAGCCGCACTGAGTCTCCGATAGCGGGCGTGCATAACGTCTGCTTCAGATGTGGGTTTTCCGTTGAGAACTTATCCAGTTCAAGATACGACATGCTGTGCGTCTCGAAGTCGCCAGTTTCGATGTTCTGGAATGTGTAGAATGGCATCATTTTCCCCATAAAAAAAGGCGCCCCGGGTGGAGCGCCTGTTGTGTTCCACCTAACATGGATATTTAGGTGGGCACGATCATGTCGTAAATCTCTCGCCAGGTCGAAACCTTGGGGATGTCGCTGTGGTAGAAGTCCGCGTTGTGGTCGTGTTCAACCAAGATGGACTGAAGCCCGAGACGGGCGCCTAGTTCCGCGTTTTCTACCTTGTCTTCAATCCAGATGCAACCCGAACTTTCATACGGCTTGAGTGCATCATCCTTGTCGGCGCCCGTGTCGAGGCAAATGATTTTCTCGAAAGCGGTGGCTCCGAAGACGTTTCGGATGTTCTGCTCTCGAAGTTTCACCGCGAACGGGTCGAGACTCAGAGAAGTGATGCAGTGAAAAACGTAACCGTGTTCTTCATGCAACTTTCGAACATACTTGATTGCGTCTCGCATCGGGGGTAGAAACCCGATGTTGGCACTCTCGTTGAACATTCGAACAAGAGACTTCGACTGTGCTTTCTCTATACCATAGCAATCGTGTAGGTCGTAGGTGTCGTTTCGGATTTTCTTGTAACCGTGGCGCTTCATCCACATATCGAAAGAATAGACCCAGTCTAATAGGACGCCATCACAGTCGGTCAGAATGACCTTTTCACACATTTCACTCATCGTTTTCAAAGAACCTTTCGCGTTCTGCATCCTTCTTTCGGCGGGCTTGCTTCACCCAGTCATCCTTGCGTTTTCGCTTGCCGTCTCGCCCATCGTTTTCCCACTCGTCTTCATACCACTCGGAAAACTTTTCGAACGTCTTGTTATTCTTTGACATTTCGCTTTCTTGACTTCTTGGTTGTTGCTGCGGCTTCCGGCTTCGGAAATATGGGGCCGAAGGCTTCTAGAATCGCATCGGCGTCTAGCCCTTCGGGCGGTGTCTGCATAATCATCTTGACGACCAGTTCGGCGTCGTTTCGATCTACAGACTCGAGCATCTGTATGAACAGCGCTTCTCTTCGGATTCTTGGGATGTTCTCTCCGCCGTAACCAGCGATGAAGTATTTCATCTTCCGAATCTCACGATACAACATACCATGAGATTCGACGTGTGGCGAGGGGGTATACGGTGGAGGTGTTTCGGTCGGAACCAGGAACTTGAAGTTCTTGTTGAACATGATAGCCAGGATGTTCCTGAGTTGGGGGCTATCGTTTTTTCTGAGCCAGTCGATTTTTTCTTGCTTTGATTGCAACTGACACGTTTTTGTGACTATCTCACTGAGACTGATGGTTGGCATTGAAACTCCATTAAAAGTCGTTTATCGACTCCATGAGAATGGACAGTCGATTTTCGACAAAGTAGTTGAACAGTTTGGTTCTGCGGTTTTCATTCTCGGTTTCGAACTGCTTGAGAATGTTTGACTTGATGTCTTCGGGGACTTCCGAAAGGTCGATCAAGGATTTGTTACGGAAGTAGTTCCTCTTCACTTCCGTATCCAACTTATTTATGTCGGACAGTTCTTTGAGTCGCTTCTCGGTAATGGGCTTCTGGCGAATGCCCATGATGAAGCAGTTGTCTCCGGATAGGACGTTCGGAATGCCGTCGCCCGCGTCTCCCTTGATGATGTGTTCCGCAAGGTAGTTCTCGGGGTCGGAGTGCTTCACCCACTTCTTTTGTGCAGGCGAGTACTGAGACACGTTTGCATACTTGTGCAGTTGAATGTAGTCCTTGTCCCCCGACAGGATCAGAATAGGTTCGCCCGTGTTTAGTTCGGTCCCGTAGGTGTGCGCGATGGTTCCGATGATGTCGTCAGCCTCTGCACTTTCGACGTGCAGCACCTTGTATGGAAAGTAGTCCTTGAGTTCCTGCCTCACCTTGTTCATAGCGTTGAAGATGGAAGCCCAATCCATTTCGGACTGTTCTCGGTTCTTCTTTCGCGCAGCCTTGTAGTAAGGAAAGACTTTCTTGCGCCAGTAGTTCTTGTCATCCGCGCAGATGACCAGTTCACCGTATTCTCGGTGGAACTTGACGCGATATGAGCGGATGGCGTTCAAGACCATGTGACGAATCATCGACTCGTCAACTTCCGCGTTTTGGTGATTTCCGATCTGCATCATGATATTCGCGATCATCACCTGGTTGAGGTCAATGAGGATCATTATTCTTCGCTTTCGATTTCAAAGAAGTCGTTGAGTAGAGCCTTGGGGTCGCTCAACTCAAACATCATTTCTGTTATGGTCTGCATAGGATACTCCTTTCCGAGTGCCCTGTAAAGCAGAGATTTGATAGATTCGACCAGAAGAAGTATGTCGTATGCGAACTTGTCGTTGTCGGGGCCAATTGGATACCCGAGGTCGTTCGCTGCATCCGTTATCTCACCCGCGATAGACAGAGCGAGGTCGGTGATGTCATACTCTATGGCTTCTGCTTCGGATAACTCCAGTTCTTCTTTTTCTTGCTGTCGCTTCTTGAGTGCTTCGGTAAAGTCGATGATGTTCACTTGTATGCCTTCAGTAGGATTGTTTCTTCGTTGGTCCGCCCAACAGCGGCGCTTTGAGTCGTCTTGATGGACTCGAAAGCCTTCGCGAGCCGGGCCCGTGTGGATTTCAGATTGTCGTTGAAGAACTCTTCGGGCTTTCGGATTTTCTTCTTGAAAGACTTGGTTTCGTCAAACCCGTAGATGGTCGTTCCCTTCACTGTGAACCCAGTTTCTTGTGCAGAGACAAGCCGCGTGATGGTTCGATATTTGGTGTTGAAGAGGTAGACTTCGTTCGCTCCGATGATATTTAGCGGATCAACGCTGGACACCTTGTAGGTCGGGCATTCCTTCTGGAACTGGAGTTTCGAGACTTGAGCAGACGCGGCCACCGTCTTCTTTGCGCGGGGCTTTCGGGTCGCTTTCTTGGAGTTGATGTAGAGGTTCGCATCATCGATGATGCGCTGAATGAACTTCAGATACTGACTGCGTTCGCGAACCGAGAGGTTCCGATACCCTTCCACAAGTTCGGGTGTCTTTTTGGACACAAGTTCAGAGATTTCATTGAGAAGGGGTGTGTAGCGATCAATGACGACCTTCGCCAGCGTCGCAGCGACGTTCTGCTTCTTCATTTCTTCATAGAAAGAGAAGTCAGCGTTTTCCTTCCACTTGTCGAGCACTTCTTCGAAAGTGGGGATGAGTTCGTTCTTGTTTTCGGTGGGTGGAGCCTCTGCTGTGGTGGAAGTCTTCTTTTCTGCTTCGATGTCTTCCTTACCGATGTTGACGATTTCATCGATTCGAGTGTTGATGCGATTGACCCATTTCTCGGGCAGAGCCGCGCCGTCGTTGTGCATCTTGCAGAGAGCGCCGAGGTTCATGCTTGTCCGCCAGTTTTCAGCGGCGAGATAAGCCTTGAGGTCGCCCGGGCGATTTTTCTTCACCCAGGCGACGACCCATGCGATTGCGTCTTTGGTATCGTTGTAGTAGTTGTAGTGATGCAGATTTGCCGCTACTGCTTTTTCGAAGTTTTGGACCTTGGTCCAATCCCGAACCTCGGAACCGATGTGTTTTTCGTCAACGAACTTCGGGCGAGGCTTTGCTGTTGGTTGCTTCATAGGAATCTCCTTCGAAGCCCTTTCTACATCATGCGGTGAGGATTGTCAAGAAGTTCTGCCACTGGGCCTTGCGTCTCTCCCAAGAGTAGACGTGGTTCAGCGTGTCGGCATGGTGTCTGTTCATCTTGTAACCTGCCTTCGCGAACTCGATAGCATTTCGCAAAGCGGCATAGAATGCGTAAGCGTGTTCTTGAACATTCTCGGTGTAAGGATACATCATGGTGTGGTTCATCGAAGTCTCGGGCAGCGCCGCCAGTGACGAATGAACACAGTTGAGCCCCGCACACATCGATTCTATGAGAACCAGACACGAAGTCTCGGGCCAGATAGACGGATAAGCGAGGATGTGAGAGCGCTTGAGTTCCTCTCGAATCCTTTCGTTCGAAACCGCCTTCGAATAGTTGACTTGGGGGTGTCTGGACAACCTTTCGAACATGGGTTCATAAGGCTTATCCCTCTCGCCCCAGCCATACAGGTTGAAAGACGAAAACACATTGAGTTCGATTTCCGGATAGGACCTTGCGAGTTCATAGAAGACTGGTTCAAGAATCTCTAGCCCCCGGTGAGGTGTCGAGAAGTAGATAAGGCGAATCTTGTCGTCGGGCTTCTCGTGATACTCCATAGGTTCTATGGCGTTCGGAATGACGAATCCTGCGCTGAAAGGAACACCCAGATAGTCGTGGTACTGCTGTTGTTGCCAGTGTGACACGAATACCAAAGCGGTGAACTTCTTCCAGCCACCGTCGCGTAGGTGCGCAACCTCGGGGTCTTGGGCCAGATCGTGAAGTACTAGGATGTTTTTCTTCGAAGGGTCCAGCCCCCGGAACCTCGAATGAATGATGTTGACTTTGGAAAGCAGTTCAGGCGGCAGCGTATTGATACGCTCCGCCATGAGTTCTGTCCCGCCTCGGGCGACTGTGTTCATACAGACACCCCGTTGATGTTGGTCAGAGAGGAAAAGATGAAACTGCGCCATCCTTCCGCTTCCGTATCCCAAACAGATAACACTTCATCCGACTTCGCCCGCGCGACACGCCCGGAGGTCTCAACCGAAGGAAGATACTCGGGCTTCAGAGTCGCCTTCATCTTGCGATTCGTGCCGTCTTTCTTCACAAACTCGATATCGACAACGCTGTTGTGAAGCAGTTGAATAAGTTCAGATTTTTCCATGCCCATAGACTCCCATTGTGTTTTCGATAGTGCTTGCGAGTTCACTGTATCCGCCGACATAGTTGCCGTTCCACCAGATTTGTGGAATGGTTTTTGCCGTCTTGTTGCTTTCCGCGAGCAGTTTTGAGAGAGCGTCAACGTTTGCGCCCTCTTCAATGTCATGGTACTCGTGCTCGAGTTCCAGTCGTTCGACCAGTTCTCGAGCCTTTTTGCACCAAGAGCACCACGATGCTCCATAGATGACAATCATTCCTTGTCTCCGAACATCATGCTCTTCATGATGAAGCCGGTGCGCTCCTTCGGGTTGCCCCAAACTTCGTTGGCGCGCTTCCGAACCTTGAGACGACATGGGTCGCCCGGGTTATCAAGGGTGATCCAAGGGTTCTTTCCCTTCAGCCATGCAGATTGCAGATTGAGCATATGGGTGCCATCTTCGCGCCGGGCCCGGCGGATTGCCGCCAGAGTCGAAGCAGAAACGTTGCGGTTCTTCCCCTGCGAGACGAAACCCTTGCTCTTCCCGCCCTTACCTTTTGCCATTTTCGTGATATTCCTTTTCGATTTTGTAGATGGTGTTTGTCCGATGTAGAATCAGTGTGGCAGCGATAGCGTGAAATGCAAACAGTGCTGCCCATGCCCAATCTGCTGTGTATAGGTTGAATGCTACGAATCCTAGACACATCAACAGATTGGCTGTCATGACGATTTTGCCGATCAGAAAAAAAGTCTTCACGGCGTCATACCGTTTGCTACGGCGATGACAGTCAACCCCGCGAAAGCGATTGTTGCGTTGATGAGAATGTCCTTCGTCGTATCAGCGAGACGAAGCGCGGCAACAGCAACAACGATGCCGCCGACGGTATACAGAAAACCAGGTGTCACTTTGATACACTCCCGAGTTTGTTGTCAACGATGGCACCAGCCATCTTCATATCGACCCTTGCACCGAACTCGTCGCGAATCATTTTCATGATCGCTCCCTTGTTCATCGTAATATACGGAGTTTGGGCGAGAAAGTCAACTACATCTTTTTCAGTCGCCATCTTTGGTAGAAACGAAAGCAGAGTGTCGATTTCCGCGGTGTGCTTCTGAATCTGGAAGTCATCCTTGATGAGCCCGAGGTTGCTTTCGACATTTGCGACGATCTTCTGAATCACCTTGATGGCTTCATCTTCAGTGGTCGCGCGGTTGCCGTTGTTCTTGCCCACTTTTTCGATTTCACTCAGAACGAATGAAATCGACCCCGCGAGAGGGCTTCGTTCTTTTCGAAGACGGATCGACTCCGCCCGGACTTTTTCGATAACAGACATGGTTCTTATCCTTTTTAGTTGATGTTGATGCTGGCGGGGCTAACCCAAAAAGCGAATACAACCCAAGCGGCTGCAGTCACATAGAGGATGATGTTCGCGACTGCTAGTTTTTCAAGCCCGCCTTTCACTATATGCAGATATGTCACAGCAGCGATTCCCCCGAAAAGGTAAGCGCCTCCGATGATGAATACCACCCAGCCGAGAATGGTGACAAAAGTGCTCATGTGCTTTCCTTATTCCTTGACTGCCCGAACCCGAGCCTTGAACATGCCTTCCTTGATGCGGTTCGGGTTGGTCTCGCCGTTCGGAAAAACATCCGCGAAGCGAACCGCTCGGACTCGATCAAAGACTTCGTTGACAACTGCCAGATGACTCACATCTTGCATTTCGCTGCCCAGACGCCCGCGCTCGTCACAGATGCCAACCCGCCACAGCAGATCAACAACAGTCGGGTTGCGGAAAGCGTCCATATCTTCGAACATGCGAACCCAAGTCTTCGGGCTCAGACTGTCCAGTTTGTGCATGTGCATGTGATACCGAGTCGTATGCCCGACACGCCGAGTCACATCCGACGGCACCGTGAGACGGTGGCAAAAAGCCTTCGCCACCGGAACGCCGGTAACTTCATGCCCGTAGTGCTTCGGCAGTTGGTCGCGAGGCGTCAGCCCCTTTCCAAAGTCGTGCACCAGACATGCGACCCGGGTTTCCAGATCATACTTCCACTTTGCCGCTTGAGTCAGAACCAGCATGGTGTGTTCATAGGCGTCACCTTCGGGGTGCCACCGACGTGCTTCCAGAGCGGTCTTCAGTCGATACACTTCCGGAAAGATCACATACAGGGCATCCGTTTCCAGCAGAGTATCGAAGAACAGCCGCGGGTGAGGTTCCATCAGCGCGCGACTCAGTTCCTTCCAGACGCGCTCAGCGGTCAGTTCATTGAGAACGCCCTTCTTTGCCATTTGCGAAACCAGAGCGACAGTCTCGGGTGCAACAGTCCAAGTAGGACCGAAACGGGCCCGCAGTCGCGCCAGTCGCAGAACCCGAACCGGGTCTTCAACGAAAGCGTCGGAAGTGTGCCGCAGGGCGCGGTTGTGGATATCTTCCTGCCCGCCATACGGGTCGATGACTTCCAGAACCCGAGTCTTCATATCGTCAAAAACTTCGACCGCCATTGCGTTGATGGTCAGGTCGCGCCGATACAGGTCTTGTTCGATTGTCACTTCAGGGCCAAAGTCGACTTCGAAACCGTGATAACCGACTCCGACCTTGCTTTCACGGCGAGCCAGAGCCCACTCGTTTCCATCCGAACCGATGTAGACAGGAAATGCTGCGCCGACCTTTTCGAAGGTCAGCCCGAAAGGGCGCGCCTTGAGAAACTCATCCTCGGTGGCACCTGTCACAACATAGTCGGTATCTTGGGCTTGAACGCCCCTCTTCCAGTCTCGGACCCAGCCGCCTACCTTGAAGATTCTCATGATTCTTTTCTCCGTTACAGGTTGAATTTATGACAGCCAGGTGTGTTTGTCAACCCCCTAAATCCAGTCCCGTTCTTTCTTGTCGAGGGTTTTTGCTTCTTCGGCGGAAATCTCTTCGAGTTCGCTGTCGCCTATGACCCAAGGCAACTCTTCGCCGGTTTCGTCATCGACCTCTCCATAGATGTTCAAGTGCCAAGAGTAGTAAAGACGAAACGCCTTTCCGTCTTCGAACAGAAAGTCGCACTCATCGGAACCTGCATTGTCTGCATCCCAAACCCGCATCTTCTCTTCGAAGTACTGTTTGATGGATTCGAAGTGAGGTTTGTTGTAGTCGAGCCATGGGCGAGGAACGTATGTGCCGTTCCTGTAGTCCTTGTTTTTCGATGTTGTGAACTTCATTTCACCTTCCACCCATGTTCGAACTGTCGCCCATACAGGTTACTCTTGAGTAGGAGTCGCACGAATGCCTCTTTCGTGGAAAACCCACCAAAATCAGGATTCATCCCAGGCCCGACCCATTCTCCATTCGCCCATCCGGTGTGTCCACCCGTTTGCGAGTAGACATATCGTCATCATCTGCTCATCGAAAGTGAAGGAAAGTTCGTTCATTCGGTTTTCTCGTATACATAGAACTCGGGTTGGTATTCGACTTCGAAGACAAAGTCCTTGTATGTTTCGCTTCCATCCTGTTGAACTCTGACGATGGACTTACCGTTGTCTTTGGGCATCCACTCCCAACCGTCCATGTTATCATGAGCGTAATCAAGGAATCGTTCAGCCGCTTCCGAATGGCCGTCCTTCCATGTATCGTATGACCAGCGAGCGTCATCCTCGGGTTCTTCCCCGACAATCCATGCGTAGTACTTCATCACTGCGAATCCTCACATGCAACGACCCAACGGTAGACGCCCATCTGGTTCAGACTTTCGAAAGCCGCGAGGCTCACTTCCGCCTTGCAAGGTTCCGACACACCGATAGTGACCATCGTTTCTGCGACTGCACGCTCTTCGATGCGTTCGGTTTCCATCGCGTTGAAAAGGATGGTGTCAGAAAAGAACCAGATAGAAGCAGTCGTCAAGACGCTTGCGATTGAGATTTCAAGCCAGGGCTTCATTCGATGATCCAATCCATGTCAAACCAGTATGTATTCTCGGGCATGATTTCAACCATCCCCGGATGATTTTTCTCGTAGTAGTTCAGAGGTTCCACACAGTTCATGCGAACTCCGTATGCGTCTTTGTGGCAGTAGTATACCGATCCACTCGCGCCGAAAAACTTGAAGTAGGTTTCATCCTCTTCGACTCGGGTGATTCCACTGTTCATACGCCAAGAACTGCCTTGCGCGTAACCTCCGGACCATCCCCCGAGAACTCGGTAATGCGGGTCATCCCCGTTGATTTTCAGGACCACCCAGTTGTCAGGAGTGTAGGATGTCATCGATTTTTTCCACTTCGATTTTGTTGATGACTGAGTCGTGCCACTCGAGGTGTTCTTGTAGCCACTTTCTCCCGCCCTTGTCGCCTTTCGCCAAGGCTTCCAGTTGACTTTCAAGTATTCCAACTCGGTAGTCTCGAAAGATCGACATGATATGCTCGATTTCGAAGTTGTCGAGCCCGCTGATTTTCAGGGTCACACCTGTCATCACTCGAACTCACACACAAGGGCATCGTAGTAGAGGCAGTCATCGATATACTCAACGTCATAGGTCGAGTAGAGTTCATTCCATCCAACGAAACCCGCATCCGGAGCAGGCGCCGAACATGCCGCAAGAAGAGCCGCGGTGAGAAGTGTGATATATTTCATGTGTTCTTTCCTCGTTTACGAATCACCATACGACATATCTCTCCGAGAGTCAAGCCTTCACGGGTGCAGAGGGAACTGCTTCATGTATTCGAACTCGTGTTCTACAAACGGGAAAGCCCACATGCATGTGATTTGTGCTTGAGTGAAGAAATCGCCATAGTGGTTCACCATCGGGTATGTCGGGTCAACGATCATGCCTGCGCAACCCACATTTCGCCCGATTTCTTCCATGGTTGCGATGGGTTCATGCAGAACGATAGTCGTTCCGAAATTGCCGGCCTGCTTTTGCCAATCGGTCATCATTGCCTGGCGTTCGGGGTACCAGGCATTCGCAGGGTCCGACATTTCGAACATCATTTGTGAAAAGACTGCCTGTGCGTGTGTGCCTTGGGCAATGGCTTTGCCCGGGTTCATCAGCGGCAGGTCCTTGCGCATGATGATATAGAGGCGAGGTTCGTAGTTCTTGGTCATTGTGTCATCCTATCTTCAAGAGTCCAGTCGGACTTGTATTTGCTACTCAGTTCTCGTTTTGCGACTTCGAGTAAGTAGTCGTGTATCAAAAACCTTTCGAGTTCCTTTCCAGTCGTCACGTCAACGACTATACACCCTTTATATGCGTCTGACAAGAGAACCTTTTTCTCACCGTATCGACACCAGACAAACTGGCAAAGATGGGTTTTCAGGTGCCCCCGCGAGCCCCAAACCTTGGGGTTCTTGCCCCACTTGGGGCCAGTTCCACCCTTCGACCATTTTCCAGTCGCGGGGTTGTAAATCGCATATCCTTCAAGTTTCATAGGTGGAAACATCGCCGTTCTCCAAGTCAACGTCTACAAAGTCGCATTCTCCGATGCACTGAAAACGGGTGCCTCGGATGGTTTCTGTGACGGTGTGGTGCCAGTGCCCGAAAATCCAGAGATCAGGGCGGTTGATTTCAAACATGGTTTCGAGAGCGAGCCCAGTCAGGGTCTTGATGGACTTCGCGTTCTTGCCGAAAATAGCCTTTCCGGATCGAATGAACATCTGCTCGGTGACGCTCAAAGGCGCATCGTGAGTGACCATGATGCGAGGCTTGGTCGCTTCGTAAACATCGATGAGCCGGTAGAACTCTTGAGTCGAGCATTCCTCGTCTGCCCACCAATCGATGCCTTCGGTGCGAAGCGCCTGGTCAATCGACCAGGCGCCGCCGATGAACATCATATCATTCTGCACAAACCCGTCAGGTATGAAACCTGGTGAAGCCTGGCACGCAACCAGGCTGTCATGGTTGCCTCGAATGAAACGGTGCTGGAGGTGCCCCCGGTGGAAATCTACAACTCTTTCATCCCAATCCGAATCGAACCCGAAACCGAAGTCTCCGACTTGGATACTCGTTTCCGCACCTTCTATCGCGGTTGCGTAACTCCAAAAGTTGCCGTGGATATCGCCCACGAATCTGGTTTTCGTCATTGCTTTTCAATACACTGTAGAAGTTGGTTGGCGTAAATGCCGATGCGCATGTTGCCCGCGCGGTCACGCTTGCGCCAGTAAGCGACTTGCTTTTCCGTAAGACGCCCTGCCTTTTGGAAGAACTGGGCCATGCTGGTGCCCATGCGCGCGTGGCACGGGCGGAATCCCATGCCGTTGTGATACTTCGTGCCCTTGATTGTTTGCTCGTCGGCAGTCTGTCGCTCGTTCAGTCGAACAAGAGCGCGCCCGACCGCAACATCATTCGTTTCGAGAAGGTTGATGATTTGAGCCTTGGTCCAAGCCATGTCTTATCTCCTGTTTTACGAATCGTGTATAGAACACGGGGCGCAAGAAGTCAAGCACTCAGTTCTTATACAGCCGCATCGGGTCGCGGCCTACCGCGAGATATAGAAGATGCTTGTTGTATGGAACGGACATGATTCTGTTCATATATGCGATCTTCCTGAGAATGGTATCCAAGTCGTCACCCTTCTCATAGTGAAGTTGATGAATCATGTTTAACCTTTGGGCGAGGGTTTTTTCGTTCACATACATGACCCAAATCGTTGCGATACCAACGGCCGCGATGATGATTGCGACTTCCATGGCTACTCCTTGTAATGCTTGTAGTCGGGGTGTTCTAGTGTTGCCCACATCTGGTGCTCATGGACCAGTTTTTGCAGGTGTGCGTAGTCGAACTCGGGTTCTTCTGCTCGAGCCTGATACCACTCGATTTCTCTCTTGTATGCTTCCGCGACTTCTTGTGCCGCCTCTTCGAGAGAGTTGTCAACGTGCCCGCAGTCACCGGCGATGCGACAGAAGTGCTGGTCCACCGAGATATATTCGGGGAAGTAAGCGATATCCCAACCTTTACAGTTGCACATCAGCGCACCGAAGCCAAGACGGCGACAAACCAGATTGAGAAACTGACGATGGTACTGCCCAGCCAGATAAGGGCTCGGTCCAACGGGTTCTTGAACTCGGGCTTACCTCGAACCAAGACGTAAATCAGCATGATGACTGACAGGTTGATTCCGAGAGTGATTGCCCACCATGCGGAGTCTGTAACGAATGCGAACATGATTCTTCCTTTCGACCTTTTGTATGGTGTAGAGACTGAAAAGTCAAGCGGAAATCAGTCGACCACTCTGACCACTCTGAGAATGTAGGTTTTCTTTTTGAAGAAGAAATCGCCTTTCTCCAAGGGCTTGTCCCCCATCATCGTGAGACCTTCAAAGATTGAATCGCGGCTATCAGTCTGAGTTCTGCTTTCAACTGGTCAGCCCATGTCATATAACCATCCGCGATTTCCGAACTGTAGTCCAACTCGGCTTGAACGTATTCCTTGATTTTTGGGTCGAGCGTTTTATACAGTTCTTCACGGAGTTGCTCGATTTTCTCGAAGTTTTTCATATCAATCACCTCCGGCAAGCAAGAACTTTTGGCTGATCGTCTTGAAACTGAAACTCGGGTCTTCATTGCACTTCCACACAAGCCCCTCACGAATCATGTGGTTGATGCTTGGCCCTTCCGCGAGAGCAAGCCCCTCTTCGACACTGTTTGGGGCTTTCCAATCGGTGCCGAGAATAGGAACGTGCTCGAGATTGAGGCTATCACAGGTGACAACCCGCGTGTATGGGTCAAAGTATTCATGGACCTTGATGTCGAACATGTCGAACACAAAGAAGCGGTGTTCCTTGAACCCTTCGCGGTTTCCCTGAATACCAGGCCCCATAACCTCGCCCTGAAAAGCGATTCCTTCCGGAACCTTATCTCCGATCTTGAGAGCCATAGCGACAAAGGTGTTGTCTCGGTTCTCTTCGTTGATCTTCAGTTCGAGGTTACGACTGCAAACACGAAGTTCACCTTCCCACCGAAAGATGGTGCAACTCGATCCATCGAGTTTCATCGTGACTTCGTATGTCGGTTCCTTGAAGTCATCGGGCACGACGACCGGATGCTCTTCGAGAGTCTGAGTCTCGGCGTTCCAGACCTTTTCGGTCGCGAACCGCTTGGCGCGCTTTTGAATCTCCCCGAAGCAGTTCTGAATCCGCTCTTGGTCTGTCTTAGGGATAAGCGAAGTCGGGAACGTGCCTGCGGCTTGCCCTTGGAGTTGAGCAGGAATAGGCGCTTCCCACTTTTGGATGCCAAGTGCTTCGGTCAGATCATCGCCAATACGTTCTTCATCTTCAAGAATATTCTTGCGAAAATTCTCATCAGTCCATTCGGCAAATACCGGACGAAGCGGCAGCAGAAGCCCCTGCGAAACCTGCCCACGAAGTTTGATCGTTCGCAGTCGTTCGCCCTTCACGCCATTGTATTCGCGAGGCTCTTGCCCTTTCGAGAGGAACGGAGCGAGTTCATGTGGAACCCAAGAGTCGATTTCGAGGTAGACCGCGAGGTCGCCCACAGAAAACTCGCCGCGCTTGACAACGACCTTCCAGCCGTCAACAGTCGCGACTTCGATGGCATCAGCGCCTTCGATGGGTTGAATGTCGGCAATCCGCCGAATACTAGCGAGTTTACGCATTTTCTTTTTCCCTCTTTCTCATCATATTAGAGATTTTATCACTGATATATTCGCGGACACCTTCACCATATCGACCATACTTTTCGTATGGAATGAAATCAGAGTAACGTTCTTCCATGCCTTCTAGGGCCCAGATTCTACGTTGACGGCTCATTCTATTCTTGTTAGCAATGAACCATTCGACTTTCTGCTTGAACTCTTTCTTGGTGTGCTTACGCACTGTTACGTTCCTTTTGGATTTCTTCGACAAGCCCAATCATCACATAGAAGTCTTCTTCAGTGAACATGTCGGTGTAGTAGATCAGTTCAACAGCAACCTGCTCCGGGTAGTCATCCCAAACGGGATAACCGTTGTCTTCGGCGTTCTGCATCAGTTCGAGAATGACTTCTTTCATTTCGTGTCTCCTTGTTACAGAATCACCATACAACAAACGGTGTCGTTTGTCAATCCGCTTCGTATTCCGGCAGGGGCGCCGGGCGGGTTGTCACTACAACCCAACTCCGTTCGCCAAAACCATCATGTTCGTGCTTCAGTTCCAGAATGAGCCCTTCGCTCTTGCACCATTGGGCCAATCCGATCCATAGGTCGAGGTCCACGATGTTTTTTGCGTTGCTGCGGTTACACGACAAAATCCACTGTCTATCGTTGTAACCGGCTACTAGAAAGTGAGGAGTTTTTCCGCCGGTGATTTTTTCAACGATGTGCTCACGGATGCGGGCGATTAACCTTTCCTTCTCTCGCCGTTCTGCCGTCTCCATCATTTGTTTCCTTTGGAGTTCGCGCTGTTCACGTTCCGCCTTTTCCTTCGCTTCCCGTAGGATGTTCGCGCGGAGTTTTTCGCCTAGGTTCATGTTCATTCCGCCTTTTCACAAAGCACAAAAGTCATCGTCTCGGGGTCAACTCGAACCGCGAGTGCCGCCGTATTGCCGGTTCTGAGGTACCAATATTGCACCCCGTCGAGACACACAGAGTTGAAATCTCCAGTCATGTCCTGATTTTCTTCGATACAAGCCGTAAGAAAGAGAACAGACATGGCCGCGACGATGAGTGTCAGTTTCTTCATGGTACTTCCTTATGGGATAAGAGTGACAAGCCAGTATGCAAGCCCGCCGCCTGCAAACACCGACAAGAGGAACGATACGAAAGCCGGTGGAACCATCGCGAGAGGGTGCCCGCCTTTGTGTGGGCTCAGACTGGAAAGAATCCAGAAAGAGAGAACGAACACGACACAGGTTACCGCAAGGCAGAGGAACCAAAGAGATACTACAACGGGCATTATTCTGAAACCTTCTTGATGACTTCGAAGAGTTCTTCCGCGACTGTGGCGGGTATTTCGAACCAGGCTTCGCTCCGCTTGAGACGAACGGTGTATGACGATTTTGCGTAAACCCGCACGATAGCAGAGATTTCATCGATGTTGATGAAGTAGTTTTTGCAGGAACTGGTGAAGGTGTTTTTCATGGGATTTGCTCTCAATCTTCCAACTTTTCCAAATCATTCCATGAGTATGGATAGGTTTTGTTGCTCTTGAATCTCTTGTCGAGTTCAACAAGGACCATGTCACCATCGGGGGTATAGATGATAGTACCGGTCCTTCCGTATGTTCCACGATCCGGTGGATATACAACTCGAACACGATCTCCGTAGTTCAGCCCATTTTTCGTCATACGGTTTCCTCTCTTCGAATCGTGTTTAACACGCCCGCGAAGGCGTGTCAAGAGTTTTCTATGAAAGACTCGCGAACCCAAGGCGCAGATACGATCTTTTCGGCGTTCTGCTTCACCCACTCTCGGGCGATGATGAGTTCCGAAGGCTCTCCGACCAGTTTGCCGTCTTCGTCAATCTCGGATGCAAACAGAACGATGTTGTATTCGAGTTCGCCGTCCATCGCGTATACGAACTTATCCTTTTCTTCGGGGCGAACGTAACGGTAGAGCATAGTGAGAGACGCAAGGTCGTAGAGACGTTCGAGCATCAACTTTCGCATTTCGTTCATTCGGGGAACTCCATCCAGGTTTTGAGTTGGTCGTAGCGGGTCGTGTTGCCTACCGCGGTTTGGACCTTTTTCAGAACCAGTTCGCGGATATCCTTGCCCCCGAGCCCCGAGAATACAAACGCGGCATCCTCGGTGTGAATCAGGTTGGGGACCATTTCGAGAGCGACTCGCTTTCGGTCTCCGCCATAGACCGTCTTCGCGATCATCAAGAGCCCTTCGATGCGCCCGATGATGTTTTGAAAAGCGACAGAAAACTTCGCTTCGTAGTCGCGAACAACCACCAAGTCGTTTTCATCCAGAAGCGGCAGAAGGTCATCGAGTTCGTTGTTGATGATGAGTGCAGCGATGTTGCGCTCGGTGCGGATGTTGTCCTTGGTCTTGTGAATCAGAAGGTATTGCTCCGCCTTGATCTTTGCTTTGTGCCCGTTCGCGAAAGACACCACGAAACCTTCCTGCCGGAGCAGCGGGCGGGTGTATTCGATCAGTTCTTCCGCAGTCCGAAAACTCGGAATCGAAGACACAACGGGAATCCCAAAGATGCGAATCGCTTCTTGAACGTTCATTTCATACTCCGATGTCAAGGTACTGCCCCGAGACGTTATTCCGAACCGCCAGAAGAGTCAAGCCGTCTTCGGGGTAGTCAACGACAATTTTCTGCTTGCGGCTGGTCCACTCGAAAATGGGCGTCAACCAGTTCTTGATGCACCACTCCGAAAAGTCGAGGTAGTTCTTGTTGGCTTTCGTGAAGTCTTCGATCTGCTCTGCGACTTCGGTGAAACCCATCTTCGAACACCACCGAATCTCACCTTCGTGGAGAATCGGGTGGATCATCGAACCATCGAGTTTCGTCAGCACTCGGTGAGAAGCGCCAAAGTCGAGGTTTCCGGGCTGCGTCTCTTCCCGCTCTCCGATGTTGAAAAACTTGTGGAAGGGGCGCGCGATGATGTTGCCCGCGGTATCGAACTTGATGCCGCGGCACTCGCGCCGGATTGCACCGGTAACATCGTCAGGTGAAGCCATGTCGAACGTGTCAGCAAAAGCGACAACGTAGTTCACCACATAACCGAACTCGCGCTCGGCTACGATGAACTCATCCCGCCCTTGAATGTGGGGCAGAACGTCACCGAGGTGACGGATTTCAGGAAAGTTGTAGTTCATCACATATCGCCCTTTTGCTCTTCGCAGTTCTGTTCCGCCACCAACACTTCTTGGTATCTCACTTCGAGACACTCATATTCGGAAGTGGCATCGTTTGGCACCCAGCGATTCTTCACATACTTGTGTTCGTAACCGTGGTTCGACAAATCGTTGTATGCTTCCTCGGCAGTTGGCCAGCGAGAAAGAACTTTTGCGCTGGTGTGTCGCGTGTAATCGTAATCATACGTTTGTTGTGTAACGACAACCTGCCACTCACACCGAAGAGTCTTTGTTCGAAACGTAGTCATTCTGCCTCTCTATTTCACGAATCACACTAAACGATTCGTGTGATGAAGTCAAGACACAATCTCGCCGACTCTTAGCAAAGTAATCCCACTGACACCCATGGTGTCTTCGTCAATGGTCAAAAATCGGTTTGAGAATTTGCCGCGGAAATTGCCGTTGTATGTGCCTTCCATGATGATGGTGTCACTTCCGCCGCCGTGCCGGTGGACGCTAATCTCAAGAATGCCCGTCACATCCTTGTCGCTCCAGTTCCAGTTTTTCCAAACGATATGTTCGATGTTCATTTAGAAGCCTCCGTTATGGTTCCAGTATTCTTCGTTTTCTTTTTCGATTTGGTCCCATTCATCAACCAACTCTAGAACAGTTTCGAATGGAACGATGTATGGTTCTTCCCAATCGGGGTCTTTGTGTGAAGAATAGACTGAGCGCCCGCCACGCTCAACATGAAAGCACCCGTCATTGTCTTCATAGATACGGATGCCTCCCCATTCTTCATAGGTGTGCCAGTTGGCTTCATACACAAGTTTCAAATCTGATACTCACAAGGCTCAGAGGCTTTCATCTTCGCAACGACCTCTTCCTTCTCAGTGCGGTTGACAGCATACTGCGCGATGCCATGCTGGTTGCCTTCGTGGTCGAGCCAGAGGCAAGTCCACAGCCGGATCGACCGGTCATACCAGGATTCGACAGTGTATGTCATCTTCGGCTCCTTCTCTATCACAAGAATCACCATAGACCATCCGGAGTGGAATGTCAACACTGACTACAGTTTTTCGATCTTGATATCGACAGGTTCGTTGTTTTCGAGAGTGATGGTGATCTTGTGGGTGTCGCTTCCATAAAGGTTCGTTGTTGGATTGCGCCCCATTTGCCAATACAGTTCTTGGGTTTTGACCTCGGGCTCGGGCTTCACCCGGTAGGCAAGGCTATCCCTCCAATGTGGTTTATTACGCTTCTCCCACCCATCACGCGGAAGGCCGTAACTAACCTCAATCGTCTTCCCCTCATGGTGAGCCAGAAGCAGGGCACCTTTTTCTTCCGGGGTCATCTGCCCCCAAGTCTTGTAATCGCTCACTACTTCGATTTTTTTGAGCAGTGGCTCACATAGCCGAAGCCACCCTTCTCTAGCAAAACCGCCTTCGTTGAAGTCGGCGCTAGCGCTACACCAAATCAAGGCCTCTTCCAGTTCTTCTATACGTTTCTTGTCCTGCGGCAGAGACAGATCGCCCCGGCGGTATTCTTTCAGTGGCATCCCGCGCTCTTCATACCACTCAGTGTGGGTCGAGTCGTATTCCCATCCTCTAAGGATGACAGGATATCCGTCGCCGTCGCGGCCTGCGTGTTCTTTTGCGAAAACCCATAGCGTTTCAGGCAGTAGGTCACTCATCTTCGGAAACCTCCACCAGTTTGATTGTTCTTGAATCTCGTTTTAACCTGGCTCTCTCCGCATCTTCCTTAGTTTTGTGAAGCAATCCGGCCGAGCCGTTTTCATACACGTTTGCCCAAAAGACCAGTGGTTTACGATAGGGTTTCACCACGCGAAAAGCAATAACATCGCCGTGTTTGTTGCCTTCCCAAATGTTTTCTCGTGCGAGCCCGGGGCCGAGTGTTGGCCTTACCTCGTCATCATCCTTGTATTTCCAGACAGTTTCGACAAGGCTATCAGGGTGAACCGGGCATTCTCCCCCAGCCCAGATGTGCCAATTGCCGTCATTGTAGTCAGTCATTTCCATCTTTCTTTCACTTTTTCCAGAGTTTCCACACCATGAGCGCGAGAAGCACACCCCAAGGCATCAAAATCAACGTGATGGTCACAGAGTCGTGCTCGGGCATTTTACCAACCGAAAAGGTAGACACCCGGGATGAACCAGACGGCCAACGAAATGCCCGCTTCGATAACAGACTTCTTCACATCGATTGCGCCGCCGCGAGGGTCGACAAAAGTGAACCACATTCCGACCGTCCAGAACAGAATATTCCAGAACGTAGCAGGCACGAAAACGGCCCAAGCAAGGATAGTCAGCATCATTCAACTCCATTCGCACGAAGCGTCTTTAGGATTCCGTCAGCCAGCGCCCCAAGGTCATTACTCGATCCCGGTGCATTTTCGATCCGAATCATGACATCATTGACCATGACCGGTTCGCCGCGGTGCCAGCCATTTTGCTTCAAGGTGTAAAGCAAAACCACACCGTCACCGTCTTGCCTGAACCACTCGTTCATTTCTCATCCCTCTTCCGAATCACATCACCAATATACACGAAATCAGGCAGGCGTCAAGGGGTTTCGAACCTCTTGCGAAGCCTTTCGTATTCGGCCTTTTCGCGAGCCTCTCTCTCCGCTCGGATTTTCTCTTCACACTTCAGACGGAAGTCATACTCAAGGTCGGTTTCGAGACGCTCTCCATACAGAACGTATGAAGGCGAACAAGAGCAGTTGTCATAACAACCACAGTCGCGGGCTTCCTGAAATGTCATGTTCTGGTATTCACCCTGATAGGTATCTCGCATATGGACCAGTTCATCGATCATCGAGTCCAAACTGCCCTTTGGATATAGAGAGTTCTTCGCCCACCCGTAACCGAGATAGTCCTCACCGCGGTATTTTTGAACTTTGGGTTCCGCGCCTACGGGCACAAGTTTCATCATTTTGGGCATGGCGTTCTCCTACGCATATTCTTTCAACAGAGCGGTGACGTATTCATCCGAAGCGTCTCCGAGGTCTTTGACGCCTTCGACTACAACTGAGACACTGCCCAGTTTAGCAAGACGGCGCCCAGCAGCATCATTGTCACATACAACAACGACGCGACGACTTTTTCGAACAACCCATAGCCAGCGCTTGAGGCTATCCCCCACATCATTAGAAAGGGTAGAAATAGCAGAATAACCGCGGCGAGTGATCCGAGCGCCATCAAAGACTCCTTCAGTGACAAAAAGTGTTTTCGAGAGGTTCCAAGACTCAAGCCCCCAAACCCCGATGACCCCCGCCTTCCGCCATGTGAAGTACCGACTGTCGCGCGGGTGGTTGTCCTTCTTTTTCGTCGCACCCGGGCGATACTGCTGAAACCCCACCATCTGCCCTGAAAGGTTCCACAGCGGATAGGTTGCCACTTGTTCGACTTCATCGACCCACACATGGTGGAGCGAAGTGTCAAAGTGTCGCGACTCGAGGTGTTCTAGGATTGTCATGTCAGAGATACGGCTTCTTGCTGGCTGCGGCGTTCTTGATATACATCGGGGGAACGGGGTTCTTTTCGAATGCTTCGTCTACATCATGGTTGACGTAATCGAGCATCGCATCAAGGAAGTCGATATCGTTGATGAGTTTGGGAGTGAGCCCAAGCAGCAGTGTAGTATCCATCTTTCCATGCCTCATATTCGACAGTTTCAGTATTCGGGTCGTATGGGTTGTCGGCCAGTCGGAAATCTTGGAGGTAAGCGCCATATCCGTCAACCCAGGCATAGTTGGTTGCTTCGTTCTTGGTTCGTGTGCCGATCATGTCTTTCTCCTGTCTGCGAATCGAGTGTAGAACATACCCGAGAGATAGTCAATCAGTATTCGCTTCTTCCATGGCTTTTCGAATCTTGGAGTAACCGTCGAACCCCATGAAAGCCAATGCCACCAGGATTGACAATGGTAGAACGGAACCCGGGTTCAGAAATATACCCATGATGCCGGCCGATATAAAGTCAGCGAAAAAGAAAATCACTGCGTAGTCATACCATCGAATCATTTCCACTTCACCTTTTTCATCTTGACGACCTTGTATGCCTGCTCCTCTTCGTAAATCGACATCTGCTCCTCGGCCCACTTTTCAGCCTTTTTCTTGCTTCCGAAGATGGGCCCTTCAACGATCAGTTCGTTTTTCAGGTGTTTGATGAGCACGACATAGGACATGGGGTTCCTTTCAATACATCAGTTCGCGCAGAGCACGGCGCCAGTCGTATTCTTCGACGAAGCGCTCGCCGGGCACCTCGGCATACTTGCCCATCGTTCCGACGCGATAGACCTTGACAAACTCGGCAAGCCCTGCACCCCCGGCGCGGGTGCGCTCGAGTGCCTTGGCGACGGCTTCGTTCGGGCATGTCGTCTTGCCGAAAACGCTGTCCCAGTCAACGATGACGAAACCTTCGAAGTCGGTGTTCTTGGCGATGGCGAGAACGTCTTTGTCCATGTCGTTTCCTCTTTCTCTCTCGAATCATACTTACAACGTATCGCTGTCGAAGTCAACAAAAAAGGGCGCCGAAGCGCCCTCTTGTTTCGATTTCTTCGCGGGTCACTGCATATTCATGAAAGGCACAGTGCCGTTCGGAACCATGGTCGTCGGCAGTTGCCCGTTCCACCGTTCCGCTTGAACAAGGTCGATCAGTGCGGGGTTGTCGCGAAGTGCGCGCCCTCGGGCTTCAATCGCTTCTGCTTCCGCTTCGCCTCGAATGCGAATGGCTTCTGCTTCAGCCTGTGCGCGGGCGAGTTGCGAGTCTGCTTCTGCCTGTGCTTGAATGACCGTGATTTCCGCTTGGACCCGTTCACGTTCGGCGTTCTGCATCACGCGCTGAACTTCGACTTCTGCGAGCATTCGCTGTTCGATGGAGTCCTCGTATGCATTCGAGAAGTCGATGTTTTCGATCTGGACGGACTCAACGATGATGGGCCCGACCACTGCTTCCTGAATCGCCATCTGGACTTCAGCGCTGAGCCGTTCGCGTTCTTGAATGGCAGTCGCTGCGTTGAAACGCCCGAACACGTTCTTGGTTTCTTCCAGAACTTGACGGTCGAGAAGTCGCCCGACGATTTGCTCTTCTCCGCCCCACTCCGAATAGATCACTTCGACTTGGTCAGCGGGCAGACGGTAACTGACTGAAACGGTCAGGTCCGCGGTCTGCTGGTCGCGCGAATACGCAAGAACGTTTTCGTAAATCGCGGTCTTGTTCTGGATGCTGATATCAATGGCTTGGTCGATGATGGGAACCTTGAAACCGAGCCCGGGTTCAGCGGTACCGATGACAGCGCCGTTGCGCAGAAGCACGGCTCGAGCGCCTTCGGGTACCGTATACCACGACCCGCCTAGGACCGAGAGCCCGACGATTGCGGCGAAAGCAGTAGCAGTGATTGCGAGGATTCCACGGGGATTCATGTTCTTTTGAGTTCCTTGACGTTGATTTTGGGGGTTGCGAGAGCCCGTATCAGGGCGGGGAGTGCGAGTGTTCATTGACGGTTTTCGGTGTCTGTAAGGTCGATGACCTTGGTGATTTGGTTGCCTTCTTCGTCGTAGGTTTCAACGTAACGGTAGCGTTCGACCGTCGGATTGAAACTGATGCTCTTTGCGAGCGCATAGACACCCGCAGCGGTGCATCCGACGACAACGACAAGCCCGATGTAAGTGAGGATCATCATGTGGTTTCTCCTTTGTTTAGGATTTTTTCTATCCGATTCGGGAGGCGTTGTCAAGCGCTAGTTCAAGGTTTTCTTGACATTTCTTCCTTCGTTGAAGGCGACGATCTTCTGGTAGAGTTCAGGTTCCTCTTCCATCAACTCTTCCATGTCGACTGCAGTCGACTTATCGAATATCTCTCCTGTCGCGACCATACGATGAATCTCGGCGATGAGTTCATCAAGTTCCGTCTGGTCGCCCGTGAAGTTGTCGAAAGCGCCGGGTTCGAAAACCACCTTGATTTCCTTGTCGGATTGTGAGAAAGAGCAATCACATTCCTTCTTCAACCCACATGGGCATCCGCCGCCTTGGTCATATTTGGCCATCAATACCTTCCTTCTCAATCCGTTCATACAGGTCTTTCAGAATCTGGTGTGTGATGTCACACTCTGTTCTGTATCTTTCGATCATTTCGTCTTTTGTCAGAGGGCGGTGACGAAAGCCGACTTCCAGTTGGTTATACAGTGGGTTTTCGATGGAGTCTCTCGCAAACTCGATTTCCAACTTCAACTCTTGAAGCGTCATTGGTCCACTTCCCAGCGACGGTGGCAGTCAGGGCAACGATACTCTATCCAGTGACTGTCCTGACTCCGGTCCCAGTTTCCCGTGTCACCCCGATACGTTTTCGTCGCGTTTGGGTGCATACAGATGGACTGAAGGATACGCTCCTCGTTATCCCACTTCTCTTGGTTTCTTTCGATAGTCCTATATCGTTGTCTGACTCGCGCGGGTGTCATCCTAGGTTGCTCACCATCTGCCTTAGGGTTTCGATGTGGATTGGCTTGTATTGCGTATTCTCGACCGAGACGTTGATGTATTTTCCAGCCGGGGCGGGGTTCTGGTGAATATGCCCGTGAACGTTTGCCATGAACTTCTGTTGACGGTGGTTCCACAGAGTTTCGGGGTGTTTCTGTTGATGGCTGTAGACGAAACCGAACTCATCGAAACGTCTGGATTCCACCAGTTTTTCGATGCGCCCAAGCCCCGCAAGGAACTTGATGTCGTCATGGTTGCCCACGGTGATTCGAATCTTCCCGTGAAGACGGTTCAGAATCTTGTCAACAAACTTCTTCTTGTCGAATGTGATGTCGCCGCCGTGCCAGACTAGGTCGCCTGGTTTGATATCGGCGTTCCACATTTCGAGCATGTATTCATCCATATGGGCAACATCGGTGAACAACGGGCGAATCAACTCGCCCGTGTTGCCGTCAGTGAACGAAAGGATGTTTTCGTGCGAAAAATGGTGGTCGCTGAAGAACCAGATATCCCGACTCATCAGAGTTTTTCCGTCACAACGCGAACACCTTCAAAAGCCCGAGAGGCAGACTTGTTCTTGGTGTCAACCTTCTTCACCACCGCGAGTTCGAACTTGTCTGCCCCGCCACCGGTGTAGAGAAGGATATCCCCAATGGTGAACTTGCCGGCTTCACCTTGGAAGTGTTGTTCGCGCCCGCCCATGCGCACGCTAAAAGTGAAAGGAAGGACTTCTTCGATATCCTTCGCGGAAACCACACGAATGGCGCCCGTTCCCTTTTCTTCCATGATGTAACGCCCCGAAGAGTCGGTTCCGATGTGCGTTCCGTAAACTTCACCTTCCGCAGTGGTGATCTTGTAGAGAGTGTTTGTAGTCGTCATTTTGGTTTCCTCTTCGATAAGGACGTATGCGTTTTCGTTTTCGTAATCCACAACTCGTTGCGAGTGTAGGTATCGCGCCTTGATACGATACCCGTAACCGCCCCAAGGAACCACACTTTCGACTCGCAGAGGAGTTTCGCCGTATGTTTTGCGAACTATGTCGCCCACTTGGAACTTTGGTTCCGCTTTTTGTTTTGCCATGATTTCCCCTTAATGTAAGGATTAAAGTATAACACAACCCCGGAGCCGCGTCAATCGATTTCTTTGAACTCTCGGGCGATTTTTCCCCAGTAAGGCGATGTCTCTGACAGAGGGCCGTGCCCGAGGTAATCATAGTGTCGGTCAATGCAGAGGGGCTTCACTAGTTTGTAGATTTCCGAGAAACTGTAAGCCCGAGACTTCATAGCGCCCCGCGTCTCAAAGAGGCAGAAACCGTTTGTCTTGTAGTCGCCATATGTCGTGAGGTTGTGGTTGATTCGAACGCCTTGGTCGTCGTGCCCCTTGGTAAGAGTGTTCGTTCGCAAGGTGTATGGCTTCAGATCGAGCCCTTGAACTTCATCGGGCGAGAGGGGGATGACATTCTCCAGTGCACTCTTTCGAAAGAGGATTTCAATGTCGTAGCCTCCATCCCGCCGGTCCTTGGTGTATTCCAGATACGCAAAGATCGGCTTGTCGTTTGTCTTTTTGACGATGGCAGTGACCGAGGTCCGCACTTGACTGTAGTCTTCCGTAGTATCCTTTTGGTACCGCCCGAGCCAACTGTTGTGCGGGCGGTAGGGGGCGTCTCGCCGAGTGCTGACGCCAAACTGGCTGTAGTAGAACTTCCCGACAAACTTGTAGACGACATTCCCGACCTGGTTACGGAAGTAGTTCCCCGCGACCATTTCGACCTTGACTGCACCAGGCGAGCCTTGGCGCTTCTTGTATTCTTCCGAGTTCCCCGACACAAGGTAGTTATCGTTGCGGTTCCTCGCCCAGACCATCGGTTCCATGATGGTGCCGTTGACCAAGGTGTGCTTCAGGATGATGTCCAGAAGGTTGTAAGCAGTGATTTCCAGTTCGAAACCGCGGGGGTCTAGAACACGGTACTTCTTGTTGTCCGTTGAATATCGGGTCACCGCGTCAACGACCTTGAAACCGTGCTGTGGTGTGTTTTCGATGGTGATCGGGGCAAGTTTCTTGTCTGCCCAAGAGTCCACCGTCGCCTTTCTTTTCGCGCCTGCAGCGTCATTCGTGTCGGGTGTTGCGAACCCGAGAGTCCGCAGAGAGTCGGCGTGTGTGTATCGTTCTTGCTGAAAGCCGACGTAGTACTTATCGAAAAACTTGAGTTCCGCGTTCATTCTTCTTCTGCCTTTTCGTCGTCAATGAACACGATGCGAGCAGCGACGATTTGCCCTTGCTCGTTTCGCCCAACATAGCATGAGTATCCACCGTCCCCGTAACCGGAAGCAGTCGCGACACCAAACCCTACGTTAGCGATACCGAGGTAGTCGTGATCGGAGCGAGTTCGCATGGTTTTGCGCAAGGTATCGATGATTTTTCGAACTTGCTCTTCGCCCAGAGGATTTTCCTCTCGTTTCATATCTTCGCTGTAGATTTTTTCGAAGTATGCCATATCAGTTTCGTCATACATAGGCTCCTGCCACTCTCTCACAGCCCCCGCAGTGCCTGCACAGACCTTCCCATAGAAAGTGTTCAGATCGCCATACTCGCCGGTCGTGTCGCCTCGTGGGTATTCGCTGTCATCGAAGAAACCAGCCTGCCCGCTGTCAACACCAACATCGATGTCGGTCAGTTCGATTGCTGCGGTGTGTGGAAACTGCTCGTGGAAAACTCGAAGTTCCTTGATGCGGTCGCCCCATCCGGTTTCCGCGGCAGTCGCGATGTATTTTTCCGCGAGCCACGTTCCGGGCAAGACATTTTCTAAAACTCCCGCACACCACACGCCAACAGTGTAACACGGGTCGGTGACTCGCATACGGGGCGAGTTCATAACGAAAGTAGTCATTCTGTTTTTTCATCCTTGATGATGTTGCCGTAAATGTCAGCGATAACCACGCGGTAAAACCCTTCCGAAAGAGAGGGTTCGACATAACTGTGAAACATGCTTTCGACCACATGCCAAGGAATGGTCTTGCCCGGGCGAGAATCCAGACGGCGCCGAAGTTCAGCCCATTCCTTTTCGTTTCGAGGCGGAACGATACAGAAGCAGGACTTCTTGTATCCAGAGTTTGCGGGAAACTGAGAAAGAATGCTGCGCCGCTTCTTCGCGGTCATGTTGGTCTGGTCCCACCAGATATCTTGCTTCAGGATGATGGCGTGAGTGAGAGCATCATTCATCACCTTCGTCGCCGGGCCGATTTGAGACGCGAACGCTTCGTCATAGGACTTGTATCCGAACTCGTTCACAGTCGTCTCAATGTAACGGTCGGTGCTGTAGACAAACTCCCCCGTGCCTCCGTGAGAGGATTGAAAGGTGGACTTGCCCGAGGCGGGCAATCCGACAAGAACGATCAGTTCAGGCATAGTGGTACCCCCGCAGTTTCGACCACGACTGGGCATAGACCCGGTTGTCGTCGGCTTCGAAGAAAAGCCCCGTGACCGGGCACAGAGCAACCACCTTCACCTTGCGTTCGACATACTTCCCGTGTTCGAAGACCACAACGGGAACGATGTCGCCGACACTCGGCATATCGGGGAGTTTTGGCATATCGATATCCTTATCAGAGGAAGAGAACGTAGACGATCATGCCGATGGCGAACGCCGCGCCCAGAAGCACAGCAATCGAACTGTCGAAGTTGTCGTTTCCTTCAATCGGCGGGAACTGGTCGAAGTCGCGGTCGTCATTCATGATCTATCTCCTAATACGAATCGTTTATACACGCACGCCTGTCGTTTGTCAAGAGGAATAAACGGTCACCGACTCACTTGCGCGAGTCAGAGCCGTATAAAGCCACCTCTTCGACTCTTCGCGGAAACACCAAGACTCGTCAAAGACAAGAACGTTATCCCACTGGCTGCCTTGAGACTTATGGCAGGTGATGGCATATCCAAAATCGAACTCTTGAGTTCCCTTGAGCAACTTCCAGTCAGGGCGTGAAGAGCCATCGAAAAAAGAGTTGTGGACCTTGACGGTCAGAACTCGATTTTCCCCAGTGTCGTTGTCGACAATCTGGTAGAGGTTGTAGTATGGGCTTCTCTTGTTTTCGATGCGCTTCTTGACAGTGAACAGCCCGCCGTTGAAGATACCAAGGTCGCGGTCGTTTTTGAGACAGATCAGTCTGTCGTCAGTCGTCGGCAGTTCATCTTCGAACTTGAGAACCTTGCGAATCTTCGAGTTGATGTTGTCTCGGGTTGCGTTTCGCCCGACGATGACCTGAGAGTGGTCCACCAGGTCGCGAACCTTCAGCGTATCGACAACCCGAGAGTCGCCATAGTCTCCAATCCGAAGTTTCTGCCCGTTTCTCACCAGAGTCGCCAGGTGGACGATTGGGTTGTCCTTCGCTTGACGGTGGATTTCCGTCAACATTACATCAGGCTCCGCATTGGTGAAGAAACCTGCGCCTGATACCGGCGGGAGTTGCGCGGGGTCACCCAGAACAAGAACAGGCTTGCCGAATGCCAGAATGTCGCGCCCCATTTCTTCATCGACCATCGAACACTCGTCAACGACAAGCAATGCAGCATCCCGAAGAGCACTCTTGTTGTTCAACTCGAAGTGGATTTCTCCGGTTTCTTCGTTTTCCTTGACCTTGTAGATAAGGCTGTGAATCGTCGTTGCACCGCTACATCCGTTCTTTCGTAGGACCAGAGCCGCCTTTCCCGTATACGCGGCATAGAGAGTGTCGCCCTTGATGGACTGAGCGAAGTGCTTCGCGATAGTCGTCTTTCCCGTCCCGGCGAACCCAAAGACGCGAAAGACCTGCTTTCGAGGTTTCGACTTGAACCAGGCTTCGACCTCTTTCAAAGCCTTGGTTTGTTGTTCTGACCAGTTCAACGGGTTTGCCCCCCGGAAGCAGTATTCACCATTTCTTCAAGTTTCGCAGAGACGATCTCTTGAATGTCAAGTAGCATTTGTTGCCCGGTCTCCGAAGTCGCGACCATTTCTGCGCTCTCCGATGCGATAATCAGATACACGGTGTTCTGAGACGGAAAGAGCATGCCGAGAAACCCGACGATAGCCACGATGCCTAGAGTTTTCCTCAACCCCGGCACCTTTTCTCGAAAAGAGTCGGACTTATCTTCGTTCGGTATCAAGGTTTCAGAAAGAGTGAAGATAGCCCAAATGATTGTGGAAATCACCCCAAAAGTCACTAGAAGAGCCCCGAAGTTCTGAGACACTTCAGAAAAGTAGAGAAGCCAAGAAAGCGTGTTCATTCATTCACTCCACGTTGTCGCACATGCCCGAGAGAGCGGCATACAGGGCACCATCGCCCAAGAAAAAAGTGTTCCATCCACACTTCTGTATGACCCAGACCTGTGTAGAGATTGCAAGAAAGGCTACAAGAGCCACGATGATCGCAGTGATGAATCGCATTACTTTACCTTGAGTGTTTCGATGATTTCGTTGACGTGCGCCAGAATCTGGTCTCGGACATGCTCGGCGTGTTGGTTGCTACGACAAACGATGTGTTTGATGAGGTTGCCATCTGCACCATAGACGTTCACAGAAGCGTAGTAAACACCGTCAAAAATATCACGGGTTTTCCACCACTTGATCTTGTAGTATCGCGGGTGCTTCCCGAGACGCTTGAAACCCACGGCTTCGACACGGGAAATCACAAGGGGGTTGAGCCCGAAGATCAGATTTTGGGTCTGCATGTTATGCTCCTATTTCCGAATCATGTATAGAACATGTAAGACGAAAAGTCAATCACTTTCTATGTGTCGGGTGGGAACACCTGCGTCTTTCGCAATGGCGACCATCATTCGGGTGCCTTTGCCGCCTTTGAACGCGATGACGGCTTCCGGGCGCCCTTCTTCGAGCATTTGTCGGTTTCGGATGTATCCTGCCGCTTTGTTGTATTTTTTCCAGTCGGCGGGGAAGGTTCTGTATTCGAGCCCTCGCGCTTGCGCCCACTCGCGAGCAAACTCATCAGCGCCTGTTGCGCCTCCTTCGATAACAAGGATAGATCGACCAGTTGTTGCCCGAATATGGGCTGCGAAGGTGTCGAGGTATCTTCCAAGAAAGTCAATTTCGGGCTCGTATCTGACTTTTTTGCCCTCGGGCGTCTTTCTGTAACCATAGTCTCTGCCTCCACAGACTAGAAGTCGAAAATCACTTTTCGCTGCTGTATTCATATCCAGCCACATACGCGGCGCGAAGCCACTGATCCAACCTTTCCCTCTCTTGCTCATTCAAGTCGGGGAAATCCCAATGCAGTCTTTCCCAGCGCGCCGAGAAGTTTTCTATTTCATAGAGCCAGAGTTCGTATCCGCCCATTCGAGAGTCAACTTGCATGATACTCTCTCATGTCGTTGTAACACTTCTCGGCGGCTTCTCGGGTGGTAAACCAGTAGTCGAAGCCCGTGTCAACCGCGATGTCACGATATGTGTTGATGTCGCGTAGGTCAACATCAATCGTCTTTTCACCGCTTCGAAGGATGTAAACGTCGTTTTCGTTGGCGTCATGTGAAGAAATGTCACCGAAAATCCGAGTTTCAACGATCCCTGTAACTTCCCACTCTTCGATAAAGAAGCCCCAAATTGGCGGGTCATATCGATACCACTCGTCGCCGTTCGAGTCGACCATCTTCT